AAGTTTGCATTGTAAGCCAAGTAGTGTGTATTGTAAGCAAGTAGATCAAGCAATATTGCCATTGAACTACCTTCAAAATCGTAATCTTTAAATTCGTTTTGATTTGAAAGAAATCTTTTTAATGAACCTTTTATATTCTCAAAATCTAATTCTGAAATATCTAATCTGTGTTGTGCCATCTTATCTTACTCTTTGTAAAAATGTTGATACTGAAACTGGTGCTTCTGTACCGTTAATTAAAAATGAAACCATAATACTTAAACCATTTTTGTCTTGGTCGTCATTGACAACAACATCTTCAACTGTAACTCTTGGTTCATATTTTTCAATTGCCATAGCAACTCTATCTTTTATGATAACAAGTAAAGGTTCAGTAATGTTCTCAAATAAGAAACCTCTTAAATTACAACCGAAGTCAGAATTAAAAGGTCTTTCATATTTGTTAGTTAAGATAATATTCTTAACTGATCTTTTAATGGCCTGTACATCAAATAATCTTGCAACATCTTTAGTAGCAGGATTTTTAGTAAAACTCAAATTTAAATCAGCATAGATTCTATTTGATCTTTTACTTTTGTTAGTTGTACTTGCGTCATAGTTTGAATAGGCCATAACTATATTTATATGACTTATCTCGTATTTACTAATACATTTAAGGAACCAGAAATCATAGCACCTGCGTCTGCACTATCACTTACACGACCCCAAGGAATACCACCTACTTTAACATTAGGAGATCCTTCATTTAAATTAGCGATGTGAGATGAACAAGGTGGTATAATAGGGGGAACTAGATGTGTTACCGTAGGAGTGCCTTGAACAGCACAAACTATACCGTTTGCCTTAACGGTTCTTACTAATGAAGTTGCTAAATTAGTGATTCCATCACATGCATGACCTGTAGTTAATGGATCGCCCTCTCTAACTGCCATATTTCTATCTTCCTTGCCCGTTATAGGCTTTCCAACTACGTCTTTTTGATTTATTCATTGATGAAAACTTTGTACTTCGTTTTTTCTTGCCTAAAGATGACTTTTTATAGTTTTTTTCTCTAGCAACAAACGTTTTACTCATTTTTGCCATTATCTACCTATTTTCTTCTTTCTACCCATCGGTAATTGAATTGAACTTATGATTTTTTTGCCTTTTTTACTAATATATTCATAACCAATCAATTGATTTTTAAAATTTTCTTGTACAGACTTAACTGCCTTCTTAAAACTTGTATTTTCTTTCTTTTCCTCTTGTCCTGATTCGTTCCAAAACAGAAATTCACGCATTTTTGCCATAAATCCTCACTTTTTTAATGTTTTTTTAACTATTTATAAGGGTTTTTGTTCTCATTTTGTTCTATATCGTTTAGGATGCCGACAAGCTGGGTTCTGGCACCATTTTTTTCCATTTTTTACTTGATTTTTATGTAAAAATACGGTATATTAATAGTATGAAAACAACAAAAACAACAAATAAAGGAAACACTATGTTAAAAAACACTAAAATTAATTTCGTATCTGCTGAAGACGGTAAAGTCTTTTTATCTTTTTACGAAAACGGTATCAGAAAAGAAAAAGGATCTGAAAATCCTATAATTCTTGCTGACATTATGAAAAAATACGGTTTTGATGATGTTGTTATGGCTTCATCTTCAATGGATTTTGCAAAAGAGTATGGATTTAAATCACATAACGGTGCAAAAAAATTATATCAAAACGCTATTAACTTAATATAAGGAGAAAGACACTATGATACAAGTAAATCAAACTGCTAAAACACTAGACGAAGGAATTAAGAACCTGATGGCTGGTGCTAAACAAGACTATGAAAGAATGTCAACTAGAAACGGTCAAACAGAATTGACTGGTTATTCAAAAGATCAAGTTGAGAAATGGGATAGTAATACAAAAGTTTCTCAAGGAAAAAAATATATTAAAGTTGTACAAGAAAACGGCGTATTTTGTTTTATTGTAAAAGAAGACTTTAAACATTTTAAAAAAGGTGATATATTGAAAGCTGCTGGTTACAATGCACCTGCTTTAAATTCTGCCAGAGGTAATGTTCTTACTGGTAATTACCCAATACAATGGACTGGTCCATTATACTTAAAATAAGGAGAAAAACACTATGAAAAAAATATTAGAATATATGACAATCGCAATGTCAGTATTAGGAACTTTCTGTATGATCGGCGCTGTCGGTTCAATAGAAGTTGACAAATACTTACAAGGAGGATCAATGGCAATGTTAGGAATTGCTAGTTTTATCCTTGCGTTATACTCACAAACTTTATATTCAGAGGAGAAATAAATGTATTATATTTCAGAATTACATATGGGAGGAGTTGATTGTGATTACAAGTTGATGGATTCTACTGATTGTTGGGGACCTTTTAAATCACTTTCAAAAGCAAGAAAGATGTTTAAAGAAAAAGTATATAAAGATAAAAACTTAAACCATTGGGATTATATGATTAGAGGACCTAGAAGACATAATGGTCATGGTCATTTAACAGAATGGTATAACGTAAAGAGTAAATAGTATGAAAAAATTTATAATATTCTATATAATCTTAACTTTATTTATGATGATCGGCGTAACGTTTGCTGATCATAAAAATGAAAAATATTGTTTTAATTGTAATCACAAATACAAAATCGGTGATAAAGAAAATGACACTTATGAGTTTGAGTTTGATTTACAAAATACCATCTTTGTTAATTACAGAAATAGTATCGGAAGAGTACAGACTAAAGATTTATCTGAAGTAGTTGAAGAAAACATATCGGATAAAAAAACTGGTTTAGTTTCTTACATCTTATTTGAAAACAATAAAATTTTAGTAGATCAAAATAGAAAAAGTAAATACAAAGGGCCTTATCCTTCACACTCGGTTGGTAAGTCTATGGTATCTTTAGTTACAGGTTATGCAATGTGTGGTGGTTACATTAATCATACGGTTTATGATAGAATAGATTACCCAACGGTTGTAGGTACTTTATATGAAAATCAAAAATTAATACACTTACTTAATATGCAGGCAGGTGATGATGAAATAATTGGTAGTAGAATTGGTATTTGGGATAGTAAATTAACAAAAAATAAAAAAAGTGTTAATACCATACCTATCAAAACTGCTATGAAAAAATATTTTAAAGATGTTGATGGTTTAGAACCTGGTAAGTATTTCAATTATAGTGCCATGACAACCAATGTTATTATGAACTATGTTATTTACAAAACTGGTGATGACTGGAACAAGTTATTACATAAGATATTTGTAGAAGACGCTAAAGTTGCTAAAAGAGTTTATTTTCATAAAACTTTAGTAAAAGATAAAACTGGTAATAGAAAATCTGGTGAATACGGCAGATATGCTTTTTACGCTGACAGATATGATTATGTAAGAATTGCTAACTTAATGTTAAATCACTGGAAGAATGATACTTGCGTTGGTAAGTATTTAAAAACAATGTATGAAAATAGAGTTGACAGACAAAAAGAAGGTTATACAAATTTAGGTGGTAATCATAAGGCTGCACAAACTTATGGTGGTCAGTTTCTATGGGATGCTATTTTTTTAGATGACAGACCTATTTTAATGATGGATGGTTTTGCTGGCCAACAAGTAGTAATTGATTTTGATAATAACAGAATTATTACTGCTCACTCTACAGATAGACACTACGACTATTATAGTTTGATATATTCTGTTTTGAAAGATTAATTATTCAACTTTAGAAATAGATTCTTTCAAACTTTTCAAAGGTACTAATCCTAAATCTAAAAGATAACCTCTAGGACCTGCAGCTCTTTTACTTGTAAATTCTTTTACATATTCCTCAACACCAGGTATAACACCTATATGTTGATCTTTAACATAAAAGTATAAAGGTCTACTAATCGGATAAGAACCATCTTGTATAGATTTTAAACTAATTTTTTTATCTTCTATCAAGTGTGCTTGAACTTTATCTTTTGAATTATCGTAATAACTAAAACCAAATATACCAAAGTATGTTGGTTCTCCTACAAGTTTATTAATAATCAAAGTATCATTTTCTCCTACTTCAATTACTGCACCATCTTCTCTTAACATATAACAAGCTTTTTTACCTTGTTCTTTTAAGATTTCTTCAGGACATCCTTTTTTCATAACTAAACTATTCCAAGCATCCCTTGTACCACTTGTAGCAGGTGGTGTAAGTATTGCTATTTTATAATCAGGTAAAGAAGGATCTATATCTGACCATTTAGTAGGTTTACTTCCTAGATCAGACATTGCTTGCCATAATTGTTCTTTTGTAAAATTATATTGTTTACCCTCTACTGAACTTGTAAAAGCAATACCATCAAGGCCTACAATAACTTGTGTAATTTCTGTTACACCATTATCTTTACAAA